CTGTCAAACGGAGGTAAAGATTATGGAAGAATACAGCGAACAATATAAATCGAGATGCATAAAGCGACTCAAAGAATGGGGTGCCCCACTGGAAGGCTGGTACTGTGTGAGGATGTATGACGTTGCCGATGATGATTCATCACCGGATGATGTGGTTCTTGCCACTTGTGAACTCTGTGGCTGCCCTTCAGTTCGATATGTTCATGTCATGCGGCATGTGCAGTATTTCGAGGATGTAGAAGTGGGATGCATTTGTGCCGGAATTATGGAGGGCGATATTCTCTCCGCAAAGGCACGTGACAATAATATGAAAAACAGAGCCAAGCGAAAGCAGAATTTCCCGAAGAGAAAGTGGTACAGAACATATAACGGGAACCTTCGCCTTACTTATCGCGGGAAAACCATCTACATCAACAAGAGCCAATACGGGAGCAATTACGGAGTGCGATGCGGAGATATATCTGTATGGAAATATAGGGGGCGTCCGATAAACAACTTTCTCTCCGCCGCATATGCCGCTTTTGAACTTGCAGACCCTATCAGCGAGGTGCGCTGATATGAGAGAAAAGTACATCGAGCAGAAACTCGTAAAAGCTGTGAAAAACATAGGGGGCATTGCACCGAAGTTCACAAGTCCCGGTTTTGACGGAATGCCCGACCGCATCGTCCTTCTACCCCTTGGCAGCATTGGCTTTGTAGAAGTCAAGGCCCCCGGAGAAAAGCCGAGACCGCTTCAGTTGGCAAGGCATGAATTATTACGCAGGCTTGGCTTCAAGGTTTATATCCTTGATGATGAGCGGCAGATTGGAGGAATCCTTGATGAAATACAAGGCTCATGATTATCAAATCTATGCGGCTGACTTTATAGAGAACAATCCCATTTCAGCAATTCTGCTTGATATGGGTCTTGGAAAAACAAGCATCACATTAACAGCTATATCCGGCTTGCTGTTTGATAGCTTCAAGGTTCACCGTGTCCTTGTCATCGCCCCTCTCCGTGTCGCAAGAGATACATGGTCCGCTGAAATCTTAAAGTGGGATCACCTTCAAGACCTTATCTGCAGCGTAGCTGTCGGCACTGAATCCGAACGTATTTCGGCGCTGAAAGCATCGGCGGATATCTACATCATTAACCGTGAAAATGTACAGTGGCTGATTGAAAAGAGCGGTATACCATTTGATTACGATATGGTTGTAGTTGACGAGTTGTCTTCCTTCAAGAACTATCAGGCAAAACGGTTCAGAACACTTTTGAAAGTCAGACCGAAGATAAAACGCATTGTGGGTCTAACCGGCACCCCAGCAAGCAACGGTCTCATGGATTTATGGGCAGAGTTCCGGCTCTTGGATATGGGACAGCGCCTCGGGAGGTTTATCGGACAGTACCGCACGGAATACTTCATCCCCGACAAGCGGAACGGTCAGGTCATCTTCAGCTACAAACCCCTCCCTGATGCAGAGCGGCAGATATATACCAAAATCGCTGATGTCACTATTTCCATGAAATCCACGGACCACTTACAAATGCCGGAACTTGTGACCGCCGAATACCCGGTCGCTTTATCTGGCAAAGAGCGAGAGCGGTATGACGATTTAAAACAGGACTTGGTGCTGAAATTAGCGGACGGCGATGTCACAGCCGCAAACGCCGCCGCCCTGTCGGGTAAGCTCTGCCAAATGGCAAATGGTGCGGTTTATAGCGATGACGGCATTATCCACCACATCCATGACCGCAAGCTGGATGCCCTTGAGGATTTAATCGAAGCGGCGAACGGAAAACCCGTTCTTGTGGCGTATTGGTTCAAGCACGATTTGGAGCGGATATCGACACGGTTGAAAGACCGCCATATTCCATTTACCAAGTTGGACACTTCGGGCAGTATCGCAAGTTGGAACGAGTGTGCGTGGCCTGTCGCCTTAATCCATCCCGCCTCAGCCGGACATGGGTTGAATTTGCAATCGGGTGGCAGCACGATTATATGGTTCGGGCTGACGTGGAGTCTGGAATTATATCAGCAAACCAATGCCCGCCTATGGCGGCAAGGGCAAAATGCCGACACAGTCGTTCTCCACCACATCATCGCCAAAAATACGATTGATGAGCGGGTAATGAAAGCCCTGCGGGACAAGGACAAAACACAAACCGCTTTAATTGACGCGGTAAAAGCAAATTTATAAAGCTAACCTACGGAGTCAATCTTAGGAGTCAATCCGTGCCAATCCGAGGGAAACAAAATTTATCGGAGGTACAGATTATGAATCCTTATGAAGAATTGGCAAATGCCATCGTGTTGCAGGCAGTAAAAGACTATCGGCTGCATGACGATGAAAAGGAGCTCGCCAGTATTGAGCGATTCTTTCGTTCCGGTTGGTTTAGTGTCCTGACGAGCATTGACCCGGAAATGCTGACAACCAAGCTGAGAAAGGAAAAGGTGCGCTATGAATACTAAGACCTACCTTTCACAAGCACGTTATCTGGATATGCGTATTAAATCCAAACTCCAGCAAATAGACTCCCTAAACGAGCTGGCGACAAACTGTTCATCGGTCTTGACAGGTATGCCCAGGAATCCCAGCCCTTCTACCTCTTGTATGGCTGATGCCATTTGTAAGATTATCGACCTGCAAAACGAGATCAACCGCGATATTGACACGTTGGTTGACCTCAAAAAAGAAATCATGGGTGTTATCAAAGCCGTGGTTAATCCGGAGCACCAGACTCTTTTGGAGAAACGCTACCTCTGTTTCCTTTCCTGGGAGAAGATTGCTGTGGATATGGGCTACGACCTGCGTTACACACACAAGCTCCACATTCGGGCGCTGGAGGAATGTAAAAATCCCACTTCTCCTGAAGTGGACACGAAAAGACACTGAAAGACATCTGCTTCCTATGATAGTATTATAATGGCGAAGAAGAATAGAGATGGCCTTCAGGGAGCAATCCTTGAGGGCTTTCTTTATGCCCGTGAGGAGGTGAACCCATGCCATACAAACCTAAACGTCCCTGTGCTTATCCCGGCTGCGGTCGGCTTGCCAATAGCGAGCAATACTGTGCCGAGCATCAAAAGGTTGTGACAAAACAATACAACCAGTACGAACGCGACCCCGCTTCCAACAAACGGTATGGTCGTGCTTGGAAGCGTATCCGTGACCGTTACATCAAGTCGCATCCTCTTTGTGAGGAATGCGAGAAACAAGATAGGCTCACTCCCGCCGAAGAGGTGCACCACATCCTCCCCCTCTCCAAGGGCGGTGGCAATGAGAAGAGTAACCTTATGGCTCTTTGTAAATCTTGTCACTCTCGAATCACTGCCGAGAGCGGTGACCGATGGGGAAAATGAGGCATCGTATACATTTTGGTACGATACCTCAAAGCAATTTATTTGATACGGTCACTCCCGGTGGGGGGCGGTGAAATCTCCAGGACTTACCAATGCGGACAGCGGCGTGGGGCTCCGTGTTAAAAAACGCGCTTTCAAACGGGGGAATAGCCCCAACCGACAAAGTGAGGTGAATATATTGGCGAAAGACGGTACAAACCGAGGTGGCGCTCGTGTCGGTGCGGGTGCGAAAAAGAAGCCCCTGGCTGAAAAAATAGCCGATGGCAATCCCGGCGGTAGGAAGTTAACCGTTATGGAGTTTTCGGATACCGCAGACCTCAAAGGTCAGGCAATGCCCGAACCAAACAAAATGCTCGAAGCCGTGCAAAAGGATGGCAAGACACTCGTTGCGAGTGAAATCTACAAATCCACATGGGTATGGCTGAATGAGCGCAGTTGTGCTGTTCTCGTATCACCGCAGCTGTTGGAACGTTATGCCATGAGTGTGGCTCGTTGGATTCAGTGCGAGGAAGCGGTCACCGAATACGGCTTTTTAGCAAAACACCCAACTACGGGTAATGCCATTCAAAGCCCCTATGTAGCTATGGGTCAGAATTATATGAATCAAACCAATCGGCTGTGGATGGAGATTTTTCAGATCGTCAAGGAGAACTGTACCGGTGAATACAGTGGCGTTAACCCGCAGGACGATGTAATGGAACGCCTGCTCACGGCAAGGAGAGGAAAATAAATCAGATAGGAGAAAAATATGATAACTTATAAAACAGCTGAAAGTGTTTGCATGGGACACCCGGATAAACTCTGCGACCTCGTTGCCGACAATATTTTGGATGCTTGCCTCCGTAAGGACAAAGCTTCCCGTGTGGCCTGCGAGATTATGGCTACCAAAGGCAAAATTATCGTGGCGGGCGAAATCACCTGCAGCGGTAAAGTGGATATCCGCTTCATCGTAAAAAATGTACTTCGTGAGGTCGGATACAATCCATGGAAGTTTACAGTATTTGTATTTGTACATCATCAGAGTGCGGACATTGCGGCAGGTGTAGATAATGCACTGGAATTAAGAAACGGTATCAATGATCCATACGGTTCTGTGGGTGCCGGTGACCAAGGCACGGTTTACGGTTACGCAACCAATGAAACCCGTGAGAACTTGCCCCTCCCTCTGGTGCTTTCCCATCGCATCGTAAAGCGCATTGATAACTGTCGCAAAGGAAAACTCATTAAGGGTATTCTGCCCGACGGAAAGGCGCAGGTCTCCCTGGAGTACGAGGATGGTAAACCCAAGCGTGTAAAAACCATTGTAGTTTCAGTCCAGCATGTTAAGGACAAAACTCAGGAAGAACTGAAATCAGATATACTCAATAATGTATTGTGGCAGTGTTTTGAGGATTTCCCGTTTGATGATGATACCGAAATTCTCATCAATCCCTCCGGCAGATTTGTCGAAGGTGGTCCCGCTGCCGACACAGGATTGACTGGCAGGAAAATCATGGTTGATACCTATGGCGGTCTTGCTTCCCACGGTGGCGGTGCCCTTTGCGGTAAGGACCCGACCAAGGTTGACCGAAGTGGTGCATACATGGCACGGTATATTGCAAAGAACATTGTATGGAGCGGTCTTGCAGAGAAATGCGAGGTCGCTCTTTCTTATGCCATAGGTAAGGCAAATCCAGTGGCAGTTGACGTGACTTCCTTTGGTACTGGCAAACTCACCGATGAGCAACTTGCAAATATTGTGCAAGATGAATTCAACCTTCGACCGGGTGCGATCATCGAAAAACTGCGCTTAAGAAATGTCTACTATTCCGACACGGCAGTTTATGGTCATTTCAACTCCTGCCTATTTCCTTGGGAGGATGTAAGCATGTACACAAATTTAAGAAAGGCGGCTGAGAAATATGCAGATAGAAAAACTGAAAACTGAGCTGTTGATTCCGGCCGACTACAATCCTCGTAAAGACTTGAAACCCGGTGACCCGGAATACGAAAAGCTGAAACGCTCCATCGAGCAGTTCGGTTATGTTGAACCAGTTATTTGGAATAAGACCACATCTCATGTTGTCGGTGGCCATCAGCGTTTGAAGGTGCTGCTTGATATGGGCATCACCGAAGTTGAGTGCGTGGTTATCGAAATGAACGAGGAAAAAGAAAAAGCACTCAACATCGCTCTTAACAAGATAAGCGGTGACTGGGATAAAGACAAATTGATGCTTCTAATTACCGACCTGCAAGGAACAGCCTTTGATGTATCCCTCTCCGGATTTGAACCCGCCGAACTGGATGCGCTGTTTAAGGATTCCCTTAAGGATGGCATTCATGATGATGACTTTGATGTGGGTGCTGAACTCCAAAATCCTGCAGTCGCCCAGCAAGGTGATGTTTGGAGACTCGGACAGCACAGGCTGGTCTGCGGAGATTCAACTAAAGCGGATACTTTCACTGTTCTCATGGATAGCAAACTCGCAAACCTTGTGGTAACCGATCCTCCGTACAATGTCAATTACGAAGGCACAGCGGGCAAAATCAAGAATGACAATATGGGAAATGAAGCGTTCTATACATTCCTGCTCTCGGCTTTTCAAAACACCGAAGCAGCAATGGCAAAGGATGCTTCTATTTATGTGTTCCATGCAGATACTGAAGGTCTGAATTTTAGAAAAGCATTCTCGGAAGCCGGTTTTTACCTCTCCGGTACTTGCATTTGGAAAAAACAGTCGCTTGTTCTCGGCCGCTCGCCTTATCAATGGCAACATGAGCCCGTTCTTTTCGGCTGGAAGAAGTCCGGAAAGCACAACTGGTATGCCGACCGGAAGCAAACTACCATCTGGGAATTTGAGAAGCCAAAGAAAAACAGCGACCATCCGACTATGAAACCAGTGGCACTTGTGGCGCACCCGATACTAAACTCAAGCCTGTCGAACTGCATCGTGCTCGATCCCTTCGGTGGTTCAGGAAGCACACTCATTGCCTGTGACCAGACGGAGCGTATCTGCTACACCATTGAGCTTGATGAAAAGTACTGCGATGTCATTGTAAAGAGGTATATCGAGCAGGCTGGAAACTCTGATAGTGTATTTCTTTTGAGAGGTGGTACGGAGTATCCGTATAGTGATTTTCCGGAGGTGATTGCCGATGGAACATAAACTAACCCTCGGCTCACTGTTTGACGGCAGCGGCGGGTTCCCACTTGGCGGCCTGCTCTGCGGTGTTGAGCCGTTGTGGGCTTCGGAGATCGAGCCGTTTCCTATACGGGTTACGACCAAACGAATCCCGCAGATGAAGCATTATGGGGATATAAATAAACTAAACGGCGCGGAACTTCCGCCTGTAGATATAATCACATTCGGCTCACCCTGTACCGATATGAGTGTAGCAGGTAAACGAGCCGGTTTGGACGGAGAACAATCCGTCCTTTTTTATGAAGCAATTCGGATCATACAGGAAATGAGGTGTAAAACCGATGGACAATATCCAAGATATGCGGTCTGGGAAAATGTCCCCGGAGCGTTCTCATCAAACAAAGGAGCCGACTTCAAGGCAGTCCTTGAAGCGGTCATCGGTGTCATTGAGCCGACAGCCGAGGTGTCTGCGCCTGACAACGGGCGATGGCCATATGCAGACTGCTATATGGGAAACGGATGGAGTTTGGCTTACAGAACTATCGATGCGCAATATTTCGGAGTGCCCCAACGCCGCCGCAGAATCTACCTTGTCGCAGATTTTGCAGACGGATGTGCCGGAGAAATACTATTTGAGCCCGAAGGCATGTCAAGGGATTTTACGCCGAGCAGAAGCCCGTGGAAAGGAACTGCCGGAAATGCTGAAGCTGGCACTGGAACATCAGGCGGTGGCTTAGTCTGTCTCAATGACCAGGGTGGTAGCGTGATGTCAGTTTCGGAGGATGTTTCCGCAACGCTTCGGGCTGAAGAACACGGGCACCAGCCTTGTGTTTTGCAGTCAAGCGGTTTTTGTACTGAACACAGTTCCAAGAGCCGAGGTGTCGGTTATGAGGAAGAACGCTCTCCTACTCTCCGAGCTGGGGTAGTTCCGGGAACTGTTCTGTCATTTGAGCCGGGCGCAGCTTCCCGTGTTGGCGGACATACTGACGAAAACATAAGCGGTTCGCTTCGTGCAAACATGGGAGACAATCAAACTGCTATCGCAATTGAAAATCACCCCACAGACGGCAGGTGCAGAATCGAACAGGACGGCAAAGTACAGACACTGACTTCCCGAATGGGGACGGGTGGCATGAATGTTCCGCTTGTGATGAACTCTCCGAAAACGCTGAAAATCCGCTCGGGCTGTGAAGGTGGCGGCAAAGGTGCGCTGATTCAAGATGATATGTCGGCCACTCTCTCATGCAATAATGACCAGACAGTTTTCGTACCTACCGCTTATGGGATATGCTCCGATAAGAGCAACTCCATGCTGTCGGATAATCCGCACAGCGGTATCTACGAAGCAGAAACCTCACGCACCATTGATGCAAATGGTGGAAACCCCGGATGCAGTCAAGGCGGAATTGCCGTGGTTGCTCTGCAAGGCTCGATGATTGGACGTGAAGACAAAAACGGACCCCAAGGTAGCGGTATTGATGAAGATGTTTCGTTCACGCTGAATACTATTGACCGTCATGCTGTTGTATATGCCATGACCACAGGTTACTTCGCCCAAGTGGAAAAGGAACAATCACCGACGCTCTTGTCACGGGATTATAAAGATGCTCCCATAGTTTCACAGCCTGCATACGGTATTGACCGGGTAGCCTTTAATCAAGGTCAGAACGCTTTATATAAACCAGCCATTGAAGAGGAGCAGCAGCCCACACTTACGGCGAAAGGTCCGGGGGCTGTGGCGCAACCGGGCAGCTTTTATCCCCAAATGAAAGCTGAGGGTCAATGTTTCCGACAGGACGGCACGGCTAACACCCTTGTCAACGGCACGAACCCCGGTTATCAAAATGGGCTTGTTGAGCCTGATTACATTGTCCGCAGACTTACACCAACTGAATGTGCTCGCCTGCAAGGGTTCCCGGACCACTGGTGTTTCGACCTCGGCATTGAAAATCCGACTGAGGAAGAAATAACGTTCTGGTCGGAAGTATGGGAAACAAACCGCAAAATCTTAGGTAAAAGTAGCAAGCCGAAAACAAGAAAGCAGATCATAAAGTGGCTGCAAAATCCACATTCCGATGCCGCCGAATATAAGATGTGGGGCAACGGAGTGGCTCTTCCGTGCGTTTGTTTTGTGCTGACGGGCATTGTGTTATCTACACAAGAAACTGCCGGATAACTTCGGTATTCTCTCTACAGAAATATGCTCACATCGACTTGCTATTTACAGCACTTTGAGTGATATATGTAGTACCGAAAATGAAAGGCGGTATGAGAAATGAAGATAAACTACAATATAACGGGCGCACAGCGCAAATCATTGGTCGGAGCAATCAGCACAGCACTGGGTGCCCCAACCAAATACCTCGGAGCCCCAACCTTCGCCTACGAGGTGGGTGGCTACCACATCGACAAGACCGGGACTCTAACAGGGCCCGACAACCTTGACCTGGAGGATGCCCTCCACCAACAAGGATTTGATGCAGATGGCGATACTCGTCACTATGACGAACCCGACACCTACGAGAGTGGACTTGACGGTATGGGTGCGATTCCCGCCTTCGAGGATTTGCGGATGGATGGACGGGAGGAATTAGGGCTTGGGTGTACCCGCCGAGAGGACTTCCAAGGTGAAAACGGAATGCAGGCAAGCGACGTTCCAGAACCCGATGAAAACATCGGGCTGGTAATTGAAATGCCACGTGAGGGTTTCACCGAAACGGCGCTTAACAATCTCAAGCGCCTGGTGGAAAGCAAAGGAGCACTCATTAAAAAGGCACTCGGAGCGAAAACACTCGAACTTAAAATAACCGATGACAAGGTGCAGTTTCCTTGGTTTGAGGACGGTACAGACCCTGACGCAGTCAAAGCCTATACACATTTTGTTGCTGCGCTCTGTGAAATGGCAAGAAAACAGAGCCGTGTTGTGGCAGCAAAAAAGGATGTAGAAAATGAAAAGTATGCCTTTCGTTGCTTCCTGCTCCGGCTTGGCTTCATCGGTGCTGACTATAAAACTGAACGCAAAATCCTATTGTCAAAGCTGATGGGTAGCTCCGCTTTCAAATCTGGCACAAAAAGTGAGGTAAGCAATAATGAATAACTTTCCTTTGAGAGAAACGGTTGAATATGTTCGCCAAAAATATCCGGTTGGCTGCCGTGTGGAGCTTGTCAGAATGGATGATATGCAAGCCCCGCCCGCTAGTACGCAAGGTACGGTTATCGGCGTGGATGATATCGGCAGTGTAATGGTTCGCTGGGATAACGGGAGTTCACTAAGCGTGGTTTACGGCGAAGATATATGCCGTAAACTCGAGCCGTAAATCGCTGTAAACTACACAATTTCTGAGGCAAATATAGTCTAAAAGATTGTGTGGTTTATATCGCGCGATTGTCTGGATATATACCTCTTTTGACGGTAACATGTGACTACCGAAAGGGAAAACACACACCTTCAAAGGAGAAAAATTAATGCTCACAACGAGATTTGGAATTGAAATTGAATTAACCGGAATCACTCGCACCAAGGCAGCACAGGTTGCTGCAGAGCACCTGAACGGAACGGTTGAGCGTATCTACGACGGATACGACACCTACAAGGTTCACACAACGGACGGACGCATCTGGAAGTTTATGAGCGATGCTTCAATCGACTGCCGCCGCAAGGAAAACAGCAGACTGGTTTCAGCGACACGAGAATACAGCGTGGAACTGGTCAGCCCGATACTCACTTACCGAGAGGACATTGAATCCTTGCAAGAACTGGTTCGGAAATTAAGAAAAGCTGGAAGCCTCGTAAATTCCTCCTGCGGAATTCACATACACCTTGACGGCTCAGACCACACACCGAGGAGCATAAGGAACTTCGTAAACATCATTGCAAGCAAAAACGACCTTTTTTACAAGGCTTTGCAAATAGCACCTGCGCGAATGAACTACTGCAAAAAGATGGACGAAATTTTAGTGAATAAGATTAACCGCAGAAAGCCTAAGACGATTGCG